AAGTAAATGCCTCGAGCATGGTCAGTTCTAATCAACTCTTTAGGAATACCAAGTTTACTGTAAGTAAAACCTAGTGACCTATTCTTGTGGTCACGCTTGTATGGTTGACCTGATGGTTTCTTTGCAACATACCATTCAAAGTATTTACGAGTATGATTCTTCTTTAACCAGTTAATAATATTGCCACGAACTTCTCTACTTGGTTCAAATGATACTGAGCCTGCCGTAAAGCCCATCTTCTGCCAATGGTCAAGGTTATCATACTGTGATAAACCATCTGCCTTAGTTCTACCATACAATGATGTAGTAGTTACACCAACAAGAACATCACCATACTGTTTCTTCCAAAGTCTTTGCACTTCATCAGATAAACATAGTAGTGCTAGTAACTTGCCACCAACATAATTAAAACCTAGTGGTTGGAATGGCACAATAGTAGAACCGATTGCTGTGTGATTAATCATACTGCCTTGTGTCTTTAGTTCACGAGGCCAGCCAATCACTTCATCACGAGGAGTAAGGTCTAAGAAGTCAGATGATATGCAGATAACACCTAGATACTTGCCAGTGACCTGGTCACGAACCAAGAAGTTTAGGTTGCGACCAATGTTACTATTGTTCTTCATTGTTGAAATGAAATTACGAACAGTATTCCATCTTTCAGGCAAATCTTTGCTTCGTTTCTTCTCAACTTCAAATGTAGAACCATCAATACCAATCTGCATATCTTTACCAGAATCATCTGTGTATTCTAATACAGGTTCAAGGTTAAGATAATCTTCAGCTGTCTGTGGGATCCAAATAGAATCTTTTACTTCGTCAACAACCTTCTGTTGGTTAGGTTCAACTAATTGTGTTTCTTCACCAAACAATGTATGATTAACAATAGTAGGATACTTTTCTTTTACTTCACACCATTTCTGATATAGAGTATATTCTTTTACATCCATTTGCGAAACATAGGAGAGGTCATTGATAACCTGTTCTTTGAGAACATTCTCATCAACATCAACCCACGATTCAGCAGGATTTTCTTCCTGCCATTGTCGGTACTGTTCTTCTATATCTGCTTTTGCATCAATCATCGTTTATTATATTCTTTTTTAATTTTCTTAATTAGTTTCTTTTGTTTTTCTCTTGCCATCTGTAATGCAAGTGGTTTAACTTTGTCAATCATACGAACACCATTCATATGGTCTAGTTCATGTTGAAAACACCTTGCAGTTAATCCATCAAATCGCATTTGAACCTGCCCGCCGTTTTCGTTGTAGTATTCAACTTCAACCCAACTTGGTCTGTCTATTGTAACACTTAAACCAGGAAAAGAGAGGCAACCTTCTTTTTCTTTAATGATATCATCCGAGGATGAAATAATTTTTGGATTAATACAAGCCCAAACATTATCACCATTCCCAATTACAAACAATCTCTCAAATACACCACATTGATTTGCAGAAAGACCAATACCACCATGTAACTTCATGGTCATCTTTAATCGTTTAATAAGTTTAGTTGTTAAAGGATTAGGCAATTTCTGAATATCAAATTCTGGAATCTTTTTAATAAGCATTGGATGATTTTCATCATACAATGGCAATGGTGTAATGTTTTCAGCTTCAGCAACTGCTGCACCTGTATCAATAACAAAATTTTCACTCATTTTTTTAATACCCAATTTTCTGCACAATCTTCGGCATCTTGTTCTGTTTCAAAATATTTAGCATCATTATAATCTAAATCAGCTTGATAAAGCAAGGCCATGAACCTATGTTTGCCAATATTTGTAAAAAATACTTGGCCTGTTTTGTTACCATCAGTAAATTCATGCAACTTTTTAAATACACTTTCCGTCATATCTTATCCTATAATTGGTTTGTCAAATAATGATTCTTTAATTACCTGAGGATCCCAAGAAGTTCTTGAATCACACATTAAAACATTTATGTCCAAAACTTCTCTTAACCCTAAGTGCATAGCAAAAGGAACATTATAGTGTTGTTTTGCTTTCTCAATAAAATCTACCAATTTCTTTTGATAGTATTCTTGGTATTTTTTTTGGCACATATAAGCTTTATTATCAGCAATAGCAATTACTCTCCAATTTTTATAATTTGCATTTGAAAGTGAGAACTGAAAAGCGGCACTATTAACACCTGGATATTCTTGGTCTTGAAAATCATCTAATACAATTATACCACGGTCATCCATATAATCACTAAACAACATCAAATCATTCAATACGGCCGAGTGTTCATGGCAACCATCAATGTGTAATAATTTTAATGGTTTATCAAATACAACATCTTCAGAATTTAAGTTTGTTGTATCTTGCAATCTCCAAATCAAACTATCTTTACTAGCATTAGTTGCAAATTTTAAAATATTATTTTCTGCAACCTGTCTGGCATTTTCATCAAAAATATCATACAAATAAAAATTACAGTTACCTTTAAATTGTGCTAATGTAATGGCACTTTTACCATATGCAACACCAATCTCACACACATCACCATGAAATTTTAATATTTCTTGTAGAAGGCCTATGATGATAATAATGTCTTTAGGGTAAAACCATCCCTCAACTTCTTTATCAACCACTTCTTTGTGGTGTCTTAAATATTGTTCAAAATTCATAATTTTATCCACTTTTCGGCCCAAGCTTTTGCCTCAGTTATGTTATCAAAAAATTGTTCTTGTTGAGTTTCAAAATAACAATCAAACAAGAAAACTCTAAACTCCTTATCTCGCCTATAAACTTTGGCTATACGATTACCATTTTTGTATGTTTCTAATTCATTATTCATTTTACAATCCTACTAAAGTTCTTTACTTTTTCAAAACGAATTACACTACGGAATTTATCTTGTAAAATATCTCCTTTATGAGATATGACAAACACATTAGTGCCTTCTAGCATATGGAGAATGTTCATCAAGTATTCGGTACCATTAGTATCTAAACTAGAATCAAACACTTCATCCAAAATTAATAAATTAGTATTGGCAGAGTTCTTTAGTTTGGCAACAGCACGCCAACTGAACAATAATGCCAAATCAATCTTTTGTTTTTCACCTTCACTAAACGAAGCGTAGGTGAAATCATCACGGTGTCTGGACTTGATGGTCTCTTTAAATGATTCATCAAGGTTAAAATTCACAAAGAAATCAAACGAAGCCAGATACTTGTTTACCAACTTGTTAATGATTGGTAAGTATTGTTTAATAATCTTTGTTTTGATACCTGTGTCTTTCAATAGACCTGCAGCCACTTCATAATATGTTTTCTCATCTATAAGCACACATAAATGTTGCTTTAACTCTTTTAATGTATCATTTATATTACTTAATTCTTGTTCTTCTTTTTCAGTAGAAGTTGTATTTGTTTTGAGTTCTTCTAGTTGCTTCTCTAAACGCTTAATATATTTGTTTGTTTCGGTAATAGAAGTGTTGTTGGTAGCAATCTTAATCTGTAATGCCTGAATCTTCTTTTGAGTTTCATTAATAGAGTTTAGCTTTGCTTGTTCTTCCAATAGTTTCTGTTCTAGTTGTGTTAGACCATGGTCACATTCTGTAACCTTGGTGGTAAGCACGCCAAGTTCTTTCTCTTTGAACTCCAAGGCAATGGCCTGCCGACACGTTGGACAATCGTCATTGTGTTGAAAGAAACTGATATCCTTTTTAAATTTGGATAAGTTGCTTTCAATCTGCGATTCAAGTTTTGTAATCTTCTTGACCTTAGCCTCTGTTTCACTCTTGGCATCAACCAATAACTGTAACTCGGTGACAGCGATTGAGTATTCTTCAATCTGTTCAGCCAAGGTGGAAATGGTAGTCGTATTAGTCTGTATCTCACTCTCATATTCTTTTACCTTTTCATCATTGTTTTGTTTCAAACCATCAAGATGTTTCTTTTGTAGGTCATACTTTTGCTGTCCCAAATCAATATCATATTTCTTATTTGTAGTAAGGTCTTTGTTGTTGATTACCTTATCTTTAAGAATGTTATTCATAGCAGAGAAAATTTGGATATCAAGTAAGTCCTCAATAATCTCTCTACGATGAGCAGGCGGCAACTGCATGAATGGTGTAAACGAAGCACTACCCAAGATAACGATTTGAGTAAATGATTTGTAGTTCAACTTTAAAATGAATTTCTCAAGGTGTTCTTGGTAGTCTTTGACTGCCGCCTCTTGATTAATCATTTCACCATCACACCAGATTTCAAAGATGTTTGGCTTAATACCACGAACAATCTTATAGTGTTTGTTACCTGTATCAAACTCAACTTCAACTACACAATCTTTATTATTGATAGAGTTCAACAACAATGGTTTATTCACGGCACGAAACGGCTTGCCGAACAGGACAAAACACAACGCATCAAGCATTGTGGATTTACCTGCACCATTACTACCAACAATTAGTGTGTTTGGTGATTTGTCAAATTGTAATTCTGTATAATGATTACCGGTACTTAACAGGTTTTTCCATTTAATTTTACGAAATAGTATCATTCAGTTTCAGTAGTGAGAGCTTCAACATACAGCTCTTTCATTAAAATTTTAAGTTTATCATTATCCACAGTCAAAGTGAGGTTATCAATATACTTGGATAAAATTGTCATAGTATCTTCTGCCTGGTCAATGAGTTCTTGGTCGTTCTCTACAATAGTTTCGGTAAAGTCCTCAACGATTGAAATATCACCAACTCCTGCCTTGTAAAGATTATCTACTACATTATCAAATAGGTAAGGATTCTGTTTGTTCAATACTACAACTTTAACATAGGCATCTTTCAATGAAGCATAGTCATATGATTTCCAATATTCAAAGTCTGTTGCACCATCATCATAGTTAATCTTATGAAACATTCTATGTGGGTTCTGAACAAAAGTAATCTCTCTTGTTTCAGTATCAAACACATGGAAACCACGAGGGTCATTATAATCAGCCCAACTCATTTCTCCAGGAGTACCAACATAAGTGATTTGTCCGTCAGAAGATTTGTGATGAAAATGACCACTTAATACAATATCATATCGTCTTAAAACTTTTTTGTCAATACCTTCATGTGAAATATTACCTCTATCCATTTCAAAACCCGCAATTTCAAAATGGCCAAATACAATTTGTGATTTGGAATTTTCAATAAATTCATTTATTTGTTTTTGATTGTCATCACAAATCCAAGGAATAATGTCTATGTGAGTGCCATCAATAATAATATTTTTTGGTTCATCATAAACCACAATATTATTGTATTCTTTTAATAACATTTGTGAAGCATTTACTTCTAAAGTATTTTTAAAATAAATATCATGGTTTCCTAAAAGCGTGTGTAATGTCATACCTTCATTCTTAATCCTATCAAAAAAATATTTGCGACAAAGATATAAAGTATTAAAATTTATAAATTTTCTTCGGTCAAACAAATCACCTAATTGATATATTTCTGTTATGTTATTTTCTTTGAGATATGGAAAAAATACATTAGTATAAAACGATTCACAATAGTTGTGAAATATAGGAGAATCACCCCTCATTCCAAAATGCGTATCTCCCAAAATACAAATTTTCATTATATAACCTTTTTCATTTTACAATTATCATTATGCCATCTTTTAATATTACAATTTACAGCTGTTTTTCCACAATAAACACATTTACTAACACGACTTAAAATTTTATCTATTGTTTCCTTTGTGTGTTTTTTGCCATAAAATGGATTATTTTCTTTTGCGTGGATTCCTTTATTAGCAACACTTCTTTTTGTTTTTTCTTCAATAGTTTGTTTTCTGCCAACATTAGCTTTTGAAATTTTATTTTTAGTTTCTTGTGATACTAATCTTCCATAAGAACCTTCGCCGCCATCAGTTTCATTATATCCATTAGATTTGGTATTTAATTTTTTAATCCAATACTTCTCTTTCTCAAACAGTTCTTCTTTAGAACTAGCTTCATCCAATTGATACACTATAAAATTTTTATTTCCGTGCTTGTTAATAGCATCATGTAAATGTTGTTTTTCTGTATTGTTTTTTGCTTTTTCTTTGTGTTGTTTAAATCTTCTGGTTATTTCACCTTTTGTTATTCCAACATATTTTTTGCCATCAAAGATATTTTCTATACAATATACTTTCATACCGCCTCCTTTTATAGTTATTTATAAAAAAAGACATTTAGTTTACATGGTATGACACATCATTCCTTTAAATCGTCCTCTGAAATGATTTCTTCGGCATCAAGAAACTTTTCTAGGCCTTTAGTCTTTGCTTTCTTTTTCTTTTCTTTGGCATCTTCAAAGGTTTCAATAAACTCTGCGATGTTATCATACAAGACAAACTGTTGCATATTGCCTTCAGCGTCCTCATACATTTCGCCTTCGCCTAGTAAACCAAACTGTTGTGTTGCCTTATACTTGACATACAGTTGTTTCTTTTCTTTGGTAATTCTACGCAAGAAAGCAAAGTAAATAATCTGTGTAAAGTAAGCAAATGGGTTCTTAGATTTCGTTTCGTCAAAGTTACGGAAGTATTGAATACAGTTCTCAATACCATCTGCAATCATTTCATCACGGAATGAATACGATACAAAGTTAGGCTTACGGGATAGATGTTCTGCGATTTTAAGGAAACATTCACCAACATAATTTGGAATTGGTGGATCTTCTTTATCGCTTTGTGCCGCTTCTTTACATCTCTTTTTATAATCAATCAGAGATGCTAGAAAGTCAGCATTATTGACATAATGTTTTTTACTCATAATGATTTAATAATCCTAATTTATTACCGCTCAATTCAATTGTTACTCTTTCATATAATCTTAAAACTCTTTTCTTGTATTCAAAACCAAGTAGACCTGCCTTTTCAGCTTTGTCGTAAGGAGGAACTTTACCAATACTTGTGTATTGTTCTGAAGTCAAATCAATTATTTTACCTGACTTGTCTTGAACCCACCAATGATATATTTCACCATCAAATCCTCGGTACATATTAACTGCCTTTGAACCGGATATTTTATACAAACATCCTGCTGAATTGTGGCAATGACCAAAGGTTGGATTCTTTTCGTTTCTAACAATCCATGATTTTGGTAATAAATCAGGACTCAGATTTCGTTTAATGATATCTGATACAAGTTTTAAATTTTCATCATTATATTCTAACATAACAACCATTATATCACAAAAATACTATAAAGCAAGCATATTAGGAAGTATTGCTTATGATTGCCTCATTTA